ATAAATGAACGCGGGAAATCACCTCTGTTTTTTGAACAGGAAACCAAAGAACACGGAAATGGATTCAAATGGGAAAATAGTTATTTTAAATATCAATATTATCAAGCTGGGTTGCCGGTAAAGGAACAAAAGAAAGCGGAAGGACACGCAGTTCGAGCAGTATATTTATATTCTGGCATCGCTGATGTAGCAGGTATCACGGAAAATGAGGACCTAATAAAGGTATGCCGTGGACTTTGGAAAAATATTGTGTCAAGGCAAATGTATATTACGGGAGGAATCGGTCAACAGGCATACGGTGAAGCTTTTACTTATGATTATGACCTCCCGAATGATACTGCTTATGCAGAGACGTGCGCATCGATCGGGCTGGCATTTTTTGCAAAGCGTATGTTTCGGCTTGATCATGATTCCCAGTATATAGATGTCTTGGAACGTGCTCTTTTTAACGGAATTATCAGTGGTATGGCATTGGATGGACGTTCTTTCTTTTATGTTAATCCATTGGAAGTCGTTCCAGAAGCTTGTGCAAAAGATCACTTGCGTTCCCATGTAAAGCCACAACGCCAGAAATGGTTTGCTTGTGCTTGCTGTCCCCCAAATATTGCCCGACTGCTTACTTCGATTGGTTCCTATATCTTTATGTCGGATGATTCAGAGCTTTACATGAATTTGTATATTGCCGGAAGGTTAAATACAAAATTAGCCTCTCAAAATGTTTCGATTGTGAGTAAGACAAATTACCCTTGGGATGGAAAAGTTTCCTTTACCTTGGAACTCAAGGAAAAGGTAAATTTCACCTTAGCATTACGTATCCCTGGCTGGTGCAACCAATATCAGATTAATGTGAATGGAAAACCGGCTAGTTATGAATTAGTAAAAGGTTATGCTAAAATTACAGAAACATGGACGGCTGGCGATGTTGTAGAACTAAATATGCATATGCCGGTGACGGTGAACGTATCTAATCCCAAGGTGCGTGAGAATATAGGGCGCGTAGCCATTAGCCGCGGACCCATTGTTTATTGTTTAGAGGAAGCAGATAATGGTAAGGATTTGCATATGATTTCTTTAGGATCAGATCCGTCTTTCCGTTGTGAGCATACAGACGATTTAGATGGCTGTATAGTTATTTATTCAAATGGAAGACGCATCATGAATAATTTTGGCGAAGGTGAACTTTATGCCGGTAAAACAGAAACAGTCTACGAAAATCAAAATTTGAAGTGGATTCCATACTATACATGGGCAAACCGAGGAATTGGTGAAATGCTGGTTTGGGTACATGAATAATCAGCTAGTGGAAATCACTTTATGTTTTTGCTGCATGATAATATCTATAAGGCGACGGAAAATGCAAATAAAATTCTAATGGAAAATTTCTAGCATTGCATATGGAATCTGTTAAACATATAATTAGCTTTGTTACCTGTTAAGCAAGCTTGAGAAGTCACGTTTAATCAGACTTTAATATGCGAAATCTAAATTCAGTCTTTTTCCGTCACGGTCAACACATCAGGCTGAGCCTGGATGCAATTCGCGTTCCGGGTTCAGCCTTTTATTTTGTCAGATCACTCGAGGTTAAGGCAAATATCTATTTTGTAACAGTCAGAAAAAACCTGCGGTGCACAGCTTGCGCACCGCAGGTTTTTTTATTTTCAGCGTTATCATCGGCAATGCTTCCGATCGTTTTTAATCAACGGTTTCCAAGTTTGAGCATGGAGGAGAATCGTATTCCAGGGGTGGCCGGGGAGCAGAAAAACGGTTAGATGGTCATCCTTTTGTTGTGTTTTAACTTAAAACTATGGACACCTTAAAAATAAGCATGAAAATGAAAAAACTTTTACAAGTCAAAGGGAAGAACAGCTGTTTTTCCAGGCTTTATTTTAATGCTTAATAGAAATGCGCATAAATTTAAACTTAATAGCTTGAAAAAACAGTCAAAAAAATACAAATGATAGAAGCGAAATTTCCATTCCAACAAAAAAGGTGTTGATATATAATAAAAAAAGTTATTATACAAAAAATAAAATAGCAGTATTTTATAATAAATAAAGAGTTAAAACTGTTAAATTATACCTTTTTAGAAATCTGTATTTAGCACCATGTTTTGCAAGGAACACAAAATATGGTGCTCTTTTTATTATTTATTATTATTCTAGAAAGGTATAACACACCAGACACACAAACTCTGTTGATAGTGAATGAAGATGAATTCCCGTCAGGCTTGAGGAATCATTGTGTCAGAAAGATTGGCGGGCTGTCGATTCTTCATCAGCTATATTGTCCAGCAAAAATAAAAGAGGAGGAAACTTATGAAAAAAGGTAAGCGTAAATCTATTTTGGCGAAGCTGTTGTCGTGTGTAATGGTATTACAAGTAGCGGCTAGTTTCGGGGCATCGTCTTACGCAGCTGAAAGTGAAAGCGGTACCAGTGTGACGCCTATTTTTAACCCGGATTATGCTCAACTGATCGGCCGGTCCGACATCAGCTATACGGGGCAAATATCAAACGGGATGCAAGGCTTTTCCGTTGCCAACGGAAGATTCGGCGGTCCGGTTTGGCAGTCCACAGACAGCACCCTGACGATGCAGGTGAACCACACCAGCGTATTTATGTTTAACGATGCCTCGTCGGTTTCTAAAGATCATTTGAATTCCGGCGGCGGTGGAATCGGGCGGATTCATGTGAACTTCGGCGGCTCTGTTTTTGGCGGCGACACCGAAAACTATCTCTCTTTGTATGAAGGCCGGCTTGACGTTACTACTCCCGAGGTTGCAGTCGAGGTGCTGCCCAATATGGACCTGGACTCTGACGCTGTCATTCTCCGTGTTACGGACAATCGTGAAGTGCCGGAGGATATTACCATCGATTTAACCATGCTCAGAGACGCAAACCAGGTGTGGGGCGACGAGGGCCAGCATACAGCCACCTCCGTCCTTTCCAAGGAAGCGGACGGCAGCACTGCGGTTTTGGAACAGCTCATCCAGGAGGACTGCGATACCGGCATTGAAAGCAACGACCACTACAATCATGCGGCAATGGCGGTAACGGTGCAGGAGCGTTCTGTTTCTTCCATTGAAGAATCCAAGGTCGGAAACCGCGATTCCATGCAGTTAACGGTTCCTGCGGCAACCGGGTCGTTTACCATTGTTGTCGGCGGCGACGCGAGCATGTCGGAAGATGACGACGTAGTAGCCAATGCCATTGCCAGCGCGGCCCAATCCCCTTCCTATGACGAGGTATCTGCCTCAAGCGCGGCATGGTGGGCGGATTTTTGGAACCAGTCTTATATTTATCTGCCTTCCCAGCAGAATTTTGAGCAGCGGAGAAACTACTATATGTACTTAGCCGCCATCTCCAACCGCGGTTCTTATCCTTCCAAATATAACGGCGGGATTTGGCTTGCCGAGGAAGACCGGCGTGACTGGGGCAGCTTCTATTGGAACTGGAACCAGGATTCCCTCTATCAGCCTCTTATGGCGGCCAACCATGTAGACCTAATGGATCCGCTGTTTGAAATGCGGGAGTCCAGCTATGACCAGTATGCTGTCGCGGCGGAGCAGATGTGGGGCAGCGAGGGAATTTATATTCCTGAAACCTGCGGCGTTTTGGGCTGGGAAACCTTGCCGGATGACATTGCCGAGTCTGTGCGTGAGTATTACACCTTTGAAACCGATCAGCGCTCACAGGACTTTACTGATATGACAAAGAGGCGGAATACCTATCTGGCGGCTTGGAACTGGAATGTATTCGGCAATTCTGACAACCAGGCAAGCTATACTACCCATACCATGATGGCCACTCAGGAAACCGCGGAATACTATTGGCAGCGCTACTGCTATACCAAGGATCTGGACTGGCTGCGCGACCATGCTTATGACTTCATTAAGGGGGCGGCCGAGCTCTATCGCACTTATCCCGGCTTTGTTAAAGAGGATGATGGAAAATATCATATTTATAACACCAATCTGCACGAGCACATTTGGGCGGGCAAAGACGTTATTGATGACCTGTCCATGGCAAGAGGCGTGTTCGCGGCGGCTGTCGAGGCTTCTGAATTATTGGGAGTCGACGAGGAGCTGCGCGCTCTGTGGATTGACTGCAGGGACAATATGGCGTCCTATCCGCTTCGCACCGACGTGGGCGCGGTATGGGCAGGTTCCACAAATGAGTCTATGAGAGAGAGCCTCGCGACGGATGAGCCCGCGTGGGCTCAGGGACTGGCCCCCTACTACTTTATCCGTGACTGCCACGGCACAGAAAGCCCGATCTTCAAAATGCTGGAAAAATATGATATCCTCAATCTGGAAACAAGAGATCAGGGACTTGACAACGGAGACTGGGAGATCGCTCTCAACACCTATTATCATTCTCCTGGATATTTGAATCAATTCGAGGGCACTAAGGTTGATCAAAACGGCTCCAGCCGGTTCCATGTGGATGTTGCCAAGCTGGGCCTTGGCGATGATTTGGGCCGTATCTTGAACACTCAATATGAGGTGTTTACAGTAAACGGAGATACCCCCAACCTGATTTTTGACCAAAGAGACTACTATTCCGCGGAAGGCTACGGAACATTCTCTGCGGCGCTTCAGGATGGGCTGAACCAGAGCCTGGCCCCCACAACCGACGGTGATCCTGTCATTCGTGTATTCCCGGCGTGGCCGAAAGCGTGGGATGCCAAATATAAGCTTCTCGCGAAAGATGGTTTCCTGGTATCCTCTTCCATCGAATCCGAGGAAATTCAGTATGTAGAAATCGAATCTCAGCTTGGAGAAACCTGCCGGGTCAGAAATTCGTGGGACTGCAGTGTCGTGCTGTATAGAAACGGCGTCAAAGCGGAAACCATCGAAGCTGGCGAAAACGACCTGATGGAATTTGAGACCTCGGAAAATGAAGTGATCGTTCTGGTCAAAGAAGGAACCACTCCCGATCAGTACAGAACTTCTGAACTCACCTCCGTGGATTACCATACTGTAAACGATACGGAAAGCAATATTATTTATACCGGCGACTGGACCTACAGCGAGAACAGAACCGACCGGGAAGACTATTTGAACGACGTGCATTACACTACTGCTGACGGCGATTCCGTAGAGTATACCTTTACCGGCAACGGCGTGGAGTTTATCACGGAAACCGGTCCGGAAATGGGCGAGATCGACGTCTACATCGACGGTGAGCTGAAAACAACGATTGATTGTTCCAGCCCCGAAAATATTCTCTATCAGCAAACGGTTTACCGCAACGCCGGCTTGAAATTCGAATACCCCGTCGGCGGCTCGGAATATCAGGGCAGACATACCATTAAGCTTGTTAAAAAGAGCGGACAAGCCATGATAGTGGACGCCTTTAAAATTCTGACAGAGGAAGACGCCGCCGAATACGATGCCGATAATATGAATGAGAAGATCATCAATATTAACGACAACGATTTGGATTATATCGAATATGTAGACGCATCCGGCGCAACTGACAGAAATGACGGCGCGTGGTTCTATACCGATAACAGAGCGGGCGAAGGCGCTTATATGAACGACGCCCATATTTGCGGCAACAGCAGCAGCGGCGGCATCGGCAATTACTGCGAGGTCACCTTTACCGGTACCGGTATCACATATTTGACCGAACGCAATAACGACATGGGCGAGGTAAAGGTATATCTCGACGGTGAGGAACAGGAGACTGTAAGCTGCTACAAGACGGGCGGCAGAGACTCCAGATACCCGGTTTACTCCGTATCCGGCCTGGAGAACAAAGAGCATACGCTGCGTCTGGAAAAAGTAAGCGGACAGTATATGATCGTTGACTATTTCGAGGTGACGGTTCCCACCGGATTGGGAGATGTAACGGGCATTGAGCTTGTTCAACAGCCGTCATTGGTGTACGACGAAGGACAGCCCTTAGATCTTTCTGCCTTAACAATACTGGTAACTTATGAAAACGGCGCTGAGAAGCTTTTAAGCTATGATGACGCTGATATTCAGGTTTCCGTGGCGGGTGGAGCGCCGGTCGCGCACGGCGATGAGCTTACCGCTGATTATAACGGGAAAGCCTTGGCAATCAGCTATGGCAGTCAATCTGTAGAAACAGATCCGTTACAGGTGGGCTTTGAATCTGTCTTCGCGGATGACACCCACTCCAGCGTCAAATACATAGGCTCGACATGGAGCGCAGAGACAAATAGAGAGGATGCTTATAACGGTACTGTCCATATTGCTGGCAGCGCCAAGGAGCTCGGGAACGGCGATTACTGCGAATTTTCTTTTAATGGCATTGGAGCCTCCTTCCTCACGGAACGGAATGAGAATATGGGCAAAATAGATGTTTATGTTGACGGTATCCTCCGAGCCACAGTAGATTGTTCAGCGGCTGAGGGAGATTCCCAATATGCGGCTTATACAGTCCTCGGACTGCCGGAGGGCAAGCATACTCTTAAGCTTGTGAAAGCAAGCGGAGATTACATGATTGTGGATGCCTTTGAGGTTTGGGGCACCCTCATCGAAGAAGTCACTCTGGAGTCTATCTCTGTAACCGGCCCAACCAAGGCCGAGTATGAGATCGGCGACGAGCTGGATCTGGACGGCCTGGTGGTAACCGCCCATTACAGCGACGATAGTAGTAAGCCCATCACTGAAGGCTACGAGGTAGCCGGATTTGATTCCTCCACCGCGGGAGAAAAGACCGTAACCGTAACCTATGAGGGCAAGACCGCAACCTTTAAGGTAACCGTGAAGGAAGCTTCTTCTGAGCAGCCCGGCGGCGATAGCAGCGTACCCTCCGGTTCCGAGCCGTCCGATTCCTCTGAACCCTCTGAATCCTCTGAGCCTGCCGGATCTTCTGGATCTGAGACGCCGGAAACCGGGGATCACAGTATGACGCTGGTTCTTCCGGTTGTGTCTGTTCTGGCGCTGGCCATTTTGGGTGCGGCCATACTGGTTCTTTATCAGAAAAAACGCGTATAAAAGCTAGCAATGGAATAACAGGCTGAATGGAGGCCGGAATTTGGGAGTCAAAAGTGAGAAAATCCCGATTCCGGCCTCTCTTTTATTTTGTAAATGTTCGGGCTAACTGCCCTAAAAGGAATAAACGAACCGCTTTTCTGCCGTTTCATGGAAAAGCGGTTTTGCTATTTTTGAATTGACAAAATATTTAATTATTATATTATAAAAACTTACCTTAATTTACCCACTGCTAAAACCCAGTAAATACGCGCTTTTAAAAGCAGTTAGATGTGAGAAAAAGCCGAGAAATGTAGGTAATTCATCTATTATTCCTGCATTACTCCTATACGCTTATTCCTATATAAAAAGAGAGCCTCCTTGTGGTATTGGATGCCCTAACCGGCGTCCCGTTGCGAGGAGGCTTTTTCTTTGTTATAGGCAAAAATTACAAGCTATTTTATTTTTTCTATTTCGTCTTTCAGCCATTCAAATTCTCTCTGTGTATAAACCTTTTCGGTTATATCAGAGATCTTATGACCAACCATATACTTGATAGCGTATTCATCAACGCCGTATTTTTTAGCCATGGTGACAAAGTGTTTGCGTCCGTCATGGGGTCTGTGCTCCGGATTAAGTTTCAGTTCGCCCCGAATCATCCCAAATGCCTTTTGATATCTGTTGTAGGTCAAAGCTGTATTCTTAACCCTGCTGCTTGGATTGGCGTAATTAAACAGATACATGCTTCCTATTTCCTGAGCCTCTTTATAGTGCCGTTCCACCAAATGCCTTATTTTCGAGTGGATAGGTACAACACGGTTGGTACCTGCGTCAGTTTTCATTCCCCCGCTGAATGTACCGTTTTCAAGATCCACGTCTTTCAATTCCAGCAAACCAATTTCCTGTGGCCTCCATCCGGAATAGCACTGAATCAGGATAACGTCCACATACATTTTATCATCTACATGCTGCCAGAGCAAATCCATCTCTTCTTGTGTGAACGGTATATGTTCTTTCTTTACCGTTACGATTTCTTTGATGGTTTCCTCGGTTAGATTGAACGTTCTCGAATAGTTACGGTCTACCAATTCATACTCCAAAGCGTAATCAAGCATTAAGTTGAACAGAGACTTAATCTTGTTCTTCATTGACGCGCTCGGGGTTTGTTCTTTTCCCCGTACTACGGATACCCCTTCTTCCATACAGCCTTTTATGTGACGTGCTCGGACATCAATTACCCTCATGCCGTATACGGACGAACAATATCCCCAGGCGGATTCCACAGCTCTGCCGCTCGCTTCGTTCTTCAGGGTTTTCAAGTATTCCGGTTTCCATCGTTCGTACAGTTCTTTGACAGTAAGAGACGGCTCAAGATCGTATGGGTTCTTGTTATATTCTACGAGAGCGGCATAGGCGTCATTGTAGGTAGGAAAATAGGATTCCGGCTTCAGGGGCTTGCATATTGGCCGTCCGTTTTCTGCTTTTCCTACGCTTACCATCGCCCTGAAAGGATTGCGGAGATTACGGTTTTTAATCTCGCTGATCTGTCCGAACCCGTTTGGTAAACGGCGTCGCTTGTTGTTTTTGTTTCGAGGCTTTCTTGATTTGGCGTTTGGCTGCATCGGGTATCCGCAATGCGGACAGGAAACAGCTTTATCACTTACTTGCAATTCGCACTCCGGACATTTTATAAGCATAGAGACCACCTTTCCATTGATTTGCTATTAGTAATCATATATCATAAGTATAGGAATTGTCAACTCCTACACAAAACTTTTCTTGCTGTGATTGGAGGAAAAGATGAGATATGATTAGTAACAGCAAATCAACCTGTCCCAAATGCGGCGGACAGTTGAAATATTACGATACCGTGAAAAGAACTGTACGGACGAAATACGGTGTCAAAAACAAAGTAGATATTCGAAGGTTCCGATGCCAAAAATGCAGTGCCATGCATCGGGAACTTCCGGACTTTATATTTCCATACAAGCAATACGAAGCAGAAATCATTATCGGTGTTTTGGAAGGACTTATCACCTGCGAAACGCTTGGCTTTGAAGATTACCCTTGTGAAATGACGATGATCCGATGGCGGCTGTCTCCACCTAAGTTGTTTTCACTAAAAGCTGTTTCTAACCTAGAATAGCGGTTGAAAGGAGGCAAACGCCAATGAATGAAATAATATTTGCATCTGGATCTGTTCCGGTGGCTGTAGCAGCGAGAGTCTATGGAAAAGATGCGTCATGGATTCGAGCCGGTATCGTATCCGGGTGGCTGCCAATCGGTAAAGCAACCAGAAACGGAAAGCTCATCACAAATTTGGAGGAGATGAATTCGAAATACGGACGAATCAACTTTTACATTTCCCCGAAATTGTTATGGCAGGAAACTGGGTATGTATGGAGGGGTGAACGGGTATGAGTACAACGATAAGGCCGGAACTGTCCGAGAAAAATCAATACTGGATTGAAAAACACCGGTATTACGAGTTGAAACACTTCTGCCTTCAATACACCATCTGGAAGAAAGCTTACTTATCGTTAGATGGAATGAGCAGAAAACCAATCGAAGTGATTACTTCACCTAAATCTCGTCAATTCGAAGATCCAGTCGCTAAGTGGGCCATAGCAAGACTGTTTTATGCAGAACGTATGGATATGCTGGAACGTATAGCTCGGGACACTGACCCTTCAATAGCCCATTATATTTTAAAGGCTGTAACAGAGGGCGTTTCCTATGATTATTTGAAAACTACACTGGATATCCCATGCTGTAAGGAAACTTATTATGACTTGTACAGACGGTTCTTCTGGCTGCTCAGCCAAGAAAGAGGGTGATATAGTGAAGATTGTAGATGTGGCTGTTAAGAAGGTGTATCGATTTAACTGCCCAAACTGCCAGAGCAGACTTGAAGCGGAAAGCAGCGAGCTGACGGATATAGGCGGCAAGGTGAGCAAATTCTATTGCCCGGTATGCAAAAAAGAACGATACATAACTTGGTCGGATTTGCGGAAGAAAATCGTCTATGAGGGTTCGCAAGAATAACAAGCTCCTTTGTGAAAGGAGTGTGATCTTATGCAAATCACAATTAGATTCGACAAGAATAGTTCAAAATGGGTAGATGAAAATTTTGAGTTTAACAGATTACTTGTAAAAACTCAGCATGAGTACATTAAGGATCTATGCAAGCACCAAGGTTACATATATCTTAATACGATATATGAGCTTTTGGGGCTTAAATGGAATCCAGATAATGAAAATGTGTGCTGGGTATTTGAGCGAGATGGTGAGCCTAAAATTTCTGTTGTACCATGCGATTCTTGTGGAAAAATTCGGATTGATATTTTCACAAACCATTAAAAAAGAGCCGCTAACAACGGCTCTTTCTTTTTATCCTAGATTAGAATTCAGTACGCAGGTGACGGAAAAACATGTTAAATTGATATCTGAAAAATTCCCCGGGTTGAAAATTTGGAAAAACATTTTTAAAGGAGGAAGCGATATGCCAGCAATAATGGCTTTTGGACTCGGTTTTGTAATTGGGGCCCTTATCGTCATGCTTATATTTAGAACATTTGTCGTAGGTAAACTTAGGATCGACAGGTCAGAGCCCGAAGATGGAGCTTATATGTTTTTGGAGTTATCCAAGGGTGTCGATCAAGTTGAAAATAAAAGCTATGTAATCCTAAAAGTTAAATCTGATAACTTCATTCCGCACAAATAACAGCTTCTGTTATGGAACCATATAATCGAAAGGAGAATTGAATATGGACGAAAAAATTAAAACTATGCTGGAAGGAGAGATTAAGGACCAAATTGAGAACTTATCTTCCCTGGAAATTGGAAGCGAAAAACATTCCAAAGCAGTTGATAACTTGGCTAAGCTATACAGGCTAAAACTCGATGAAGACAAAGTTTTAATGGAGAGTGTTGAAAAATCTGAGAATCGCGAGAATGAAGCGGAGATTAGATGCGCTCAACTAGAAGAATCAGTCAAAGATCGATATATCAGACTTGGTATTGCTATGGCCGAATTGATACTACCATTGATGTTCTACGCTGTCTGGATGAGACGGGGTTTCAAGTTTGAAGAAAACGGTACGTATACTTCTACCACATTCAGGGGTTTATTCAGTCGATTCAGGCCGACTAAGAAATAAATCGGTTCCAAAGCGGAGAGTTCGTGAAAAACACACGTCCTCTTCGTTTTTTTTTACGCTATTTTTACAAGGGTTATTATGAGAGATATGAAGGCGCTTTTTGTCTCTTGACTAATTATGAGGGTCAACTATAATGAATATTGTTGCCACTCAATTTATTCAAGGAGGAAAATTGCAATGAGCTTTTTTAACGACGCGCAAAAGGACGCATTACTTACAGGAAGATATATTTGTAGTGAATGCGGGGCAAAGATGCAGTTCGAGGATGAATGGGAAGACACATTGGTCTGCCTCGAATGCGGGCATTCCGTAGATTTGGATCATTACGGAATGGAGAATGATGAAGAATATGAAGCCCTGTATCCTACCAAAGAAGAAGTCTGCGGTTACTTTGATAACGAGGATTAAATAAAGATTATTTGCAAAGGGAAAGAGTCCTGTAACACGGGCTCTTTTTTGTTTTTGGAGGCGTTTTATGAGATACCATTTTGATAAGCCGGGTATTTACCTGTCATTATACGGTTTACGCTACGTATGTGAGCATCCGATCTATAATAGCTGCACATTATATAAAATTGGAGAAAAAGGGTTAGCTGTAATTCAGCAACGATTCGACAAGGATACCAAAAGCACTTGGTGGGGCGAAGTTGACTTATGGCTTACAGATGCTTTATATCTACACCCCGATTTTCAGGAATATTTCAATAGTCGTGCCAGAGAATGCACAGATGGCCTCTACCCTACCGTTACTGTCCGTCAAATCATGTGGGCACTGAAGATGAAGCCTATCAAGCGAGAACGATGGGAGACCGTCTTTGACAGACGAGAGATTTGAGTTCGCCAAAATTACATCTTCTTTTACGGAAATCAATGGATATTTGAAAGGAGTAAAAGGAGTATGGACGAAATGAAAATAGGGTCGAAATTCACGACGGGTATTCTGTCGAAGTTGATAGCTATGCTAATCCGAAAGAAGTTTGGGTATGAAATAGAACTCAAACTTAATGAGGTGAACGCAACGGTTATCGATGGAAAGACACATGTCCATCTGGATGTAGATGCTGAACTCGAAAAAGACGAACTTATGAAAATTTTAAAGAGCATTGGTTTGTAAGGAGAAGGGCTGCTAACAACGGCTCTTTTTCTTTTGCCACGCGAAATTTACAAGTCTTATTATGAGAGATAGTTGGGATAAAGCTGATAACGGTCATACATAGACATATGCGAATCTATGTAGTAAATCAGCAGATATCGTATACAGGAATGTATAAATCACCAGTCTCTCTTACTTTTCTGAGTCAGTCATTGGCTCTTATATTTTGCTGTTACACGAAAGGAGAAAAGAGATGAAAGTAACAAGAAAGGTAATGTTCGAGACCAATGTTATGGGGCCATATGAAATCTGCATAGGGGATCAGATCGCCGTAAAACTTTGTGGTTTCGGGGAATTTACGGCCACAGCGCAGAAAGTAACAAAGAAAGGAATTCTTTTTCTGTTTGACGATGCCATCGCCAACCGTCCGATGAATGAATCTGGTACCAATGCCGGTGGTTTTGAACAGTCGGATATGAAGCGCTGGCTCCGTAACACTATACTTCCAGCGTTTCCAGAAAAACTGCGTTGTAAGGTAACGGATATTACGCTGCCTACAATGGGGGAAATCTTTGGGCATGACTACTTTTATGAGAATTTTGAACCTGATAAGGATGAGCAGTTTGAGCTAATGAAGCGGAGAGACAACCGGGCTTGTATTTTTAATGACGATTGGTGCTGGTGGTGGCTCCGTAATACGATGAAGCAAGATATTTCTTCGGTTTATTTCGCTGCGGTGAGCACCTATGGCGATTCGCTTTTTCAACCCTCTTTGAACCCAAATGGAGTTCGTCCGGAATTCTGGTTGGGCCGATAAGTGCGGGGCCTTGTACCCCATTATAAAAGTAAAACCAAAAAATAGCAGGAAAGGAGAAGACGATGGGCATCGATCAGCTTGAACTAATTTTATATGACATGTATCACATGGACGCTCAGCTGCCCCCATTATTCGGAAAGTGGGCAGAAGCGTTCAAAAGAGCATGTTATTCACAATGGGCCGTCGACGAGTTCAGGGATTTTATCACGAAAAGAATATATCCGAGAACGTACGGATCTATCGATGAATTTTGTGAACTTGCCCATGAATTCATGGTAAAGATGCTCGATTACTCGAAAGTAAATCCGAGAACAAGTCAAATATTCCAATCTGCCGGCAATATGACAGCGGATATTTTGGATTTGCTGAGAGCTATGAGATAAGCGAAAGGAGAAAAGAAACATGAAAGGGCCTGTTTATATTCATTATGGATCGAACGTGTTTGATCCTACGCGTGGTTTCCCTATTAGAAATCGAAAGTATTGGACTAAACCGAAAGGGGGATTATGGGCTTCTCGGAAAGATGCCTCTTGGGGGTGGAAGGATTGGTGTGAAGAAGAAAATTTCAGAGTGTATAATCTGAAAAATGCTTTTGAGTTCGTTCTTCGAGATAACGCCAATGTGGTAATTGTTAGTACTCTCAAACAACTGCAATCTTTACCAAAAGCACCCACAGAAGGGTTGACAATATCATACTGTATTGACTTTGAGGAATGCCTTAATCGAGGCATTGACGCTATTGAACTTTGTTGGTATGGAGAAGAATATAGCCAAGTTCGTAAAGATAATTTGTATTTTGAGCTGTACAGCTGGGATTGCGACTCAATCGTTATTTTGAACCCCGATATAGTAATTCCACTTAATACATAATATTTTGCGAAAGGAGAAAAAGAAACGTGAGTAAAAATAGAGCTGCCCCAAAAATGCTGTACAAAACAGGCTTATGTTTAAGTAAGCACTCCTCTATGGCTTTGTCTTGTATAGCTTCTATAGGTGTAATTGTAACTGCTGTCGCGGCAGTTAAAACTACTCCAAGGGCAATAGAGCTTATTAGAACTGACAGCCGAAGAAACCACGATGGCAACCCATATGGTTTTACAAAAAAAGAAGCAATTCTTTCAGCCTGGAAATGCTATATTCCGGCTGCTCTTTTTGGCTTTTCCACAATTACCTGTATATTAGGTGCGAACGTGCTGAATCAGCGTCAACAGGCAGCATTAACCAGTGCTTATGCGCTTGTCAACAACTCCTATAAGGAATATAAAGATAAGCTGAAAGAACTCTACGGCGAAGACACCCACAAAGCTATTGTCGATTCAATCGTCAAAGAACGATGCGAGGAGGTCCATATCGTAGCGCCAGGGCTTATTTCTAATTCCACGCTTGACTTTGAAGAAGGAATGGAACCTGAAATTGTCCGGACATTCTATGACGCTTTCTCACAGCGGCATTTCGAATCGACTATTTCGAAAGTGATTCAGGCTGAATATCACTTAAATCGCAATTTTATGTTTAACGGCGTTATATCACTGAATGACTTTTACGAATTTCTCGGCCTTGAAAAGATTAAGATTGGCGATGATCTCGGATGGTCTAATTGTAACGGCGATATTTATTGGATTGATTTTAACCATCATCGAATCGATTTAGATGACGGTATGGAGATCTTTGTTATCGATATGGTTTTTGAGCCAACAGCCGACTGGCTTGAAGACTTTTAAGTACGCAAAATTTACAAGTTGTATTACGAAAGGAGGTAGCGCTTTATGATTAACACAAACTTGGTGAAAATTCTAGGGATTGTCGCAACCGCAGTAGGTATGGGGGCAACGCTTTTAACCGATTGGGTGAACGACAAGAAAATGGAAGAAAAAATCGACGAACGTCTTAATGAAAAGCTTGCTGAACTTGGCGACAAAAACGAAGATGTAGAGGAAGAGTCCTAACACGGACTCTTTTTCTTTATCGGAGGATTTGGTCATGATTGAGATTGCGGTAGATACAATTCGAGAATACATCCAAGAAAACCTATTCGAGCCTTCGTTTTCGTGGGATAAGCGCGAATTTGAAACAAGGTCTTATTCACGCTGGGCTGCTTATGAAGTACTTAATCGAGTTATCGATCATCCAATAGATGCGCCACTCGATACGATTGAGAACTTCGTACTTGAAATGGCTATGTATGCTCATTATGGCAAAAACGAACATCGAAGTTTTATATTTCAAATAGCGTTCGAAACAGCGACGGAAATCGCATTACTAATTGTTTAATTGGAAGGAGAAATGAAATGGGAAAACACAGTTTAACCAGCGTTACCAAAACTGTTCGGTTGGCAATGAAAAAACATAGCCCGGAGATACTTACAGGCATAGGGATCGCAGGAATGATTACCACCGTTATTATGGCGGTAAAAGCGACACCTAAAGCACTTGTCCTTATTGAAGATAAAAAGGACGAGTTAGGGGTAGATAATTTAACGGCTATTGAAACCGTAAAAAGCGCATGGGCATGTTATATTCCCGCGGCGGTTATAGGTTCTATTTCTGTTTTCTGCCTAATTGGTTCTACCTCTACTAATTTACGCCGTAATGCAGCATTGGCAACAGCATATACACTTTCAGAGTCTACTCTGAGAGAGTATCAAGAAAAAGTTGTTGAAACTATCGGAGAGAAAAAAGAACAGACAATTCGAGAAGCTGTCTCAAAAGATAAAATCGCCAATAATCCTGTACGAGATGTTATTTTAACCGATAAAGGCGGAAACACAAATTGTTACGATGTTTTGTCGGGGCGATACTTCAAATCTGACAGGGATACAATCAATCGGATTGTAAACAAGTTAAACCGGCAGATGCGGGATGAAATGTATGTAACTCTAAATGAGTTTTACTACGAACTTGGTTTGGACGAAACCAAAATGGGCGATATGCTCGGTTGGAATATCGACAAGGGGTATATTGATTTAGAGTTCGCCTCCCATCTCGATGCAAACGGCACACCGTGTCTTGTTATCGACTATCGCATAGCACCTGTATACGATTACCAATAAACAAAGATGCGCGAAAAAAACATTCTGTTTAATGGAAGAACATTCCACATTTTGAAAGGAGATTATAAAAATGGAAAACACTGAAATCATGAATAATGAGGTTATGGAAACTACTGAGGAAATCGTTGAAACTGGTATGAGCAAAGGCATAAAAGTCACTGTTGGTATCGGTTTGGCGGTGGTCGGAGGCGTAATCGCCTATCGATACTTGGCAAAACCGCTTATCGCAAAGATTAAGGCTAATCTTGACCGGAAGAAGATGGAGACCGAAGAGGAAACAACATTTGATTCGGATTCAAGTAACATTGTTGAAATCTAAAAATCGAAAAATGTGAGGTTCAGCTAAGGGAGAGTATCCGCAACAAGGTGCTTTCCCTTTTTCTTTTTGTTAAAAAAAGGGGGTACTAAGATGAACCTATACCAGTACGACGGACCAGTCATGCGTTTTAATACCTGCATACAACAGCGTTGGAAAGCGTCTACGTTCGCAGCAACAGAAGCGAAAGCGAGAAGCAACCTTGTTTATCGCTTCAAAAAAGAAAATGGTTTATTACCGAATACAAAAATAAATTTGCCGAATAAACTAATTTCGGCTTAGGAAAGGGGATGTCCAGGTGGAAGAATACAAATCCAATTCCGACAAGTCCAGACAGGAACAGCCGGAAAAAAAGGTGGAGGCGGTCATCATTGGGAAAGCGAAACCTCGTAAAAAGGGAGAAATGCAAAAGTTTGCGGACGTATTTATTGCCGAAGATGCCAACAATGTAAAGTCTTATATTTTATTGGAGGTTATTGTTCCGGCGGTTAAAAAGGCAATATCAGATATTATCACAACCGGTATAGACATGATTTTATACGGTGAGGCCGGCAGGTCGAGAAAAAATGGCCCAGCTTCTAAGGTTTCATATCGCAACTATTACGAACGAGAAAATGATCGTACGAGAGCAGGATCGTATAATCGACGGTCAGGTTTTGATTACGATGATATTTTATTTGATACGCGCGGAGATGCAGAAGCAGTTTTGGACGCTATGAACGACATCATCAGTCAATATGGAGTAGTCAGCGTATCCGATTTCTATGATTTAGCTCGCGTTCCAAACGATAACTATACCGTGAACCGTTACGGCTGGACAAATATTGCCGGAGCAACTGCTGTAAGGGTTCGAGACGGTTATATTTTGAAACTTCCAAGGGCAATTCCGTTGAACTGAAAGGAGAAAAATATGCTTGAGTGTAAAATCTGCGGATGCCAGATTGCAGTTCAGGAACGAAAGAGAATCTATATTCCTTACTGTGAAACCTACGAGGAGGATGAAGAGTAATGTACGAATCCTCTGACAAAATGGTGTCACATCCGTCGCATTACCAATCCGAAACAGGTTTGGAAGCTATTGATGTAATAGAGGCTTTCACCTTTGCCCTCAAAGGCATCGAGGCGACTGATACGGGAAACATCATCAAATACGCCTGCCGTTGGAAACAGAAAAACGGCATTCAGGATCTCGAAAAGATTATGTGGTACACGCAGCATCTTATCGACCATCTCAAAAAACTCGAAAAGGAGAATGAAAACTATGAAAAATAAAACCGACATCGTGAAGAGCGTAAGCGGAGCCATGAACAAAACCGTTATGAAGCTCAGAAAGCACAGCCCTGAAATTCTTGTGGTGACGGGGATCGTTGGCGCGGTAGTGAGCGCTGTATTGGCTTGTAAAGCTACTACAAAAGTCGGATCTATTCTTGAGAGTACCAAGGAAGCATTGGATATTGTCCATGATGGTATGGAAAAGGGATCGATTAAAGAACAGGAATATACTGAGGATGACGGTAAGAAAGACATGGCGCTCATTTATGTGCATACAGGCGTAAAGCTCGCTAAATTGTATGCACCATCTGCCATTCTTGGCATGTTGTCTATCACGAGTATTCTGGCTTCAAATAATATTCTTCGTAAAAGAAACATTGCTTTTGGCGTTGCCTATGCGGCCATTGATAAAAGCTTCAAAGAATACCGTAATCGAGTGATCGAGCGGTTTGGTGAGCAGGTAGACCGCGAATTGAAATACAACATCAAGGCGAAGAAATTTGAAGAGATTGAGGTCGATTCCGAAACCGGAAAAGAAAAGAAAGTTAAAAAGACGATTCAGGTAGTGGACCCGAACCTTCAGAGTGATTATGCCTGCTATTTCGATGAGAGGAGCCGCAACCATGAAACCAACAATGATTACAACCTGATGTTCCTTAAAGCGCAGCAGGCATTTGCCAATGATAAACTCAAAGCTCGTGGGCATCTATTTCTGAACGAAGTTTACGATGACCTTGACCTTCCTCGTACGCCTGCGGGGCAGATTGTAGGTTGGACCACGGATGGCCCGGACGGATATGTGAATTTCCGCATTCTCGAAGTAGAGCGGGAAACTGAAGATGGCCGCCATGAGCCAGCGTTGCTTTTGGATTTCAATGTTGAAGGAAATATCTGGGACAAAATGTGACAAAGCCATGTTCAGACTATTCTGAATGTGGCTGATTTTTTAAGAGGAGTGTTAAAATGCACAGGATAATAAAAGTTGCAGCTTCTTTTCTGAGTATCAGCGTTTTTCTTACCACTGCATTCGTTATGAATGTAGGTTCTACAAACGAACCAGAACGAGAAACAAAGATAATCCAGGAAGAAAGCACAGTTGAATCGGAAATTCCTATATCCACAGTATCATCGCATTCTCTGCCAATTGAACTGGAAGAGCCGGAAGAAGAAATATGGCCGTATCCTATTTCCCAGGAAGAAATCGAACTGATTGCTCTAGTTACAATGGCTGAAGCAGAGGGAGAAACAGAATTGGGCAAAAGATTGGTTATCGATACGATTTTGAACCGGGTAGATGATCCCCATTTTCCTGATACTGTGCACGATGTTATTTATTATCCGAACGCATTCAGTTGTATGTGGAGCGAACGCATAAATCGTTGCTATATTATGCCGGAAATTGTGGAGCTTGTTAAAGAAGAACTGCTGAACCGAACAAATTACGACTGCGTATTCTTTACTGCCGGCGAATACAGCCAATACGGTGTACCCATGTTCCAGGAATGCTGCCATTACTTCTCAAGTTATGATTGAAAGGGGACGTTATTATGAAAGCTTTATTTTCGTATGTATTTTCTACCATGGCTGGTCTCTGTTTGCTCGGAGGCATTGCTGTTCTGTCCGGCGGAAAGGAGTAGTTAAAAATGGATATTCTCGATGATCTCATCAATACCCTCGACGCCATATTGGACAACAATAGAAAAAGACATATTGCTGGCGGGATACTTCTGAGCGCGGCATTGTTATTTGGAGGACTCGCCATCACTGTTGTGACCATCAAGAACGAGGAGGATTACTATGAGCAAGATTAACTTTGCCATGTTTATGACCGGTCTTACTTTGGGGGCGACCTCAACATGGTTTTGCGTAAAAAAACGATATGAGCAAATCGCTCAGGAAGAAATCGATTCGGTTAAGGCCACTTTTGCTGAAAGAAAGCCTGATATTTGCCACAACAAATTGGAAAAGGCTACGAATGATGCAAACAAAGAAAAAGCAGATCGAGCTAAGCTTAAACCGGATCTGATAGATTATGCGACAAAACTTGTGGAAGAAGGGTATACAAATTACGCCGCTACGGCCAATAAAGCTGCGAAAGAGGAGACGATAGATATGGTTGAGAGGCCATATATTATTTCGCCCGACAAGTTCGGTGAGTTTGAGGATTACGTTCAAATCAGCCTGACATATTATTCGGACGGTATTCTTGCTGATGATGCCGATGAAATTGTAGACAATGTTGCTGATACTGTGGGTTCTGATTTTGCAAGCCATTTTGGCGATTATGAGGACGATTCGGTCTTTGTGCGAAATGACCGCCTAAAGTGCGATTATGAAATCTCGAGAGACAATCGCGCTTACCCGGTGGTTACAGGTATGGTCCCCGACCAGATGGAGGAATAAATGACAGAAAAAGAGCTGAACAATGAATATTTTGAATGGATGTGTCAGCTCGTATGTGATGAACGATATCGCTGGAGGCTGTCTTATCGAAGACTCTTAAACCATCTTCATAACATTGGTTTTCAGGTTGTTCTATCAATGGATGAAAATAGAGCTGAAGATGGGATAGACCTTCGCTATCGTTTTGGTTATGAAAAATCATACGAGAATTCTATGATTGCTTCTCTTCTGGACAACCGTCCTTGCAGTGTATTGGAAATGCTTATCGCTTTGGCGTTTCGATGTGAAGAACACATTATGGACGACCCTTCTGTCGGAAACAGAATGGGTCAGTGGTTTTGGAACATGATTCAGAATCTTGGTTTAGATTCTATGAACGATTCGCGTTTTAATGCGGAATATACGGACGATGTTATATTCCGTTTTATGAACCGAAAGTATAAACGAAATGGCGAAGGCGGTTTATTTACTGTCGAACACTGTAAGTACGATATGAGAACCGTAGAGATTTGGTATCAGATGAATTGGTATTTGGACAGCATCCTATAAAAAAGGGGATTAGGAAATGGTTGCAAGCAAAGTTTTTGAATGTTTTAAAGATCGTTTGCCGGTCTATGCGGAACAGACAACTGATTATTTTCCTAACGGAAAAAACAGCATTCGCATACGCCAGGCGAACGGACAGGAATTTATATTTTCAATCAATGGGCCCAAAATGTGGAAATTGGAAACGATGGACCAGTTTCTTTCCGGAATGAAAGGAGATTAAAACCATGGAGGAAATGATTCGTTATATCTTTGAAAACATTCACAGATCTGAAAAAAGGTTGCGAGTAGTGGGTAGGTTCATTGGAAGCCAGCGGGCATTCAACCGCAATATAATGCTGTTGACAACGCTTACAACAGTCTATTTGGTCATTAAAGAGTTTGAGATTCGCAACATGCATCGTCAAATCGAGGGCCTGAAATCCAAGATTAAGGAGCTTGAACAGGAGGAAGGAGACTAATGAACCTCGATGATTGACTTTTTAATGATTTCAACACGTAGTACGAAACGTGGTGTAGTGGAAATCTATCCAAAGTTTATCATTAAGAAGAGCTCTGATCTTATGATTAGAGGCGGCGACTTCTATGCCATCTGGCTGGAAGATCGGGGTTTGTGGTCTACGGACGAGCAGGATGCTTTGCAGCTTATTGACCGGGAACTGGATCGGTATGCAGAAGAGAATCGTAAAAATTTTGATTCAAGCGTTAAAGTCCTGCACATGTGGGACTCTGAATCTGGAATGATCGATTCGTGGCACAAATACTGTCAGAAACAAATGAGAGATTCGTTCCACATGCTGGATGAAAAACTGGTATTTTCAAACACGCCTACGAACAAAAAAGATTATGCAAGCAAAAAGCTGAAGTATCCCTTGGAAGAAGGAACTATCAATGCCTATGACAAGTTGATGTCCACTCTCTACTTCGAAACGGAGAGAGAAAAAATTGAATGGGCGATTGGTTCTATTGTCTGCGGGGATTCCAAAAAGTTGCAGAAATTTATGGTTTTGTATGGCGCCGCAGGGACCGGCAAATCCACGGTTCTTAACATCATTCAGCAGCTCTTTGATGGGTATTACTCGGTGTTCGATGCGAAAGCTCTTGGTTCTTCAAGCAACTCGTTTGCGTTGGAGGCATTCAAGAGCAATCCGCTTGTTGCCATTCAGCACGATGGGGATTTGTCGCATATCGAAGATAACACGAGGCTGAACAGTCTTGTCTCTCATGAGCTGATGACGGTAAATGAAAAGTTTAAATCTACCTACGCAAATCGTTTTAAATGTTTTCTGTTTATGGGCACCAACAAGCCGGTAAAGATAACAGATGCAAAATCAGGATTGATTCGGCGTTTAATTGATGTATCTCCGTCCGGCGATAAATTAAGTCCGAAGGAATACAAAGCGGTGATGAAACAAATTGAGTTTGAACTTGGTGCCATCGCATACCACTGCCAAAACGTATATTTGGCAAATCCAAGCATGTACGATGATTATATTCCGGTCACAATGCTTGGCGCATCCAATGATTTCTACAACTTCATAATTGATTCTTACCACGTGTTTAAGAAAGAAGACGGAACGACACTGAAAGCCTCTTGGGAAATGTACAAAACGTACTGTGATGAGGCAAAGGTGCCGTTTCCGTTTTCTCAGAGGATTTTCAAGGAAGAGTTAAAAAACTATTTCCGGGATTACAAAGAACGGTTCAATCTTGATGACGGTACTCGTGTTCGAAGCTATTATATTGGTTTTCGGACAGAGAAATTTGAGGAGCAGACGACTTCGGAAAAGGAGGAACCGGAACAGAAGCTCATCGAATTCAAAGCACAACCGTCCGTCTTTGACAAAGAGTGCGCGGACTGCCCTGCTCAGTATGCGACTTCATCGGAAATCCCCACATCCAAATGGGAGAAAGTAAAAACGAAGCTGAGCAGTATTGATACGTCGAAACTCCACTATGTCAAAGTTCCGGAAAATCATATCGTTATTGACTTTGATATTCCGGATAAGAATGGCAACAAGTCTTTTGAACTGAATCTGAAGGAGGCGAGCAAATGGCCGCCCACTTATGCGGAACTGAGCAAAAGCGGGCAAGGCATTCATCTGCATTATATTTATGCAGAAGATCCGGCAAAGCTGAGCAGAGTCTATGACGACCACATTGAAGTTAAGGTTTTCAACGGCAAAAGCTCTCTGCGCCGGAAATTGACAAAGTGTAATAACCTACCAATCGCAACCATCAATTCTGGTTTGCCACTGAAAGGAGAAAAGCAAGTGATAAATTTCGAAGGGGTGAAGAGCGAGAAAGGTCTTAGAACGCAAATCAAACGGAATCTGAATAAGGAATACCATCCGGCAACTAAACCCAGTATTGACTTCATCTATAAAATTCTTGAGGACGCTTATGCAAGCGATCTTCATTACGATGTTACGGATATGCGGAATGCTGTGCTGGCATTTGCCGCAAGCAGCACGCATCAGGCGGATTACTGTATTAAGTTGGTCAATAAAATGCAGTTCAAATCTGCCGACCAGTCTTCAGGGACAAAAAACGACGACGCCAAACTTGTGTTTTATGACGTTGAGGTGTTTCCAAACTTATTCTTAGTCAATTGGAAAATTGAAGGAGAAGGAAAGCCGGTTGTTCGTATGATTAACCCTACGCCGGCTGAAATTGAGGAACTCATGCGATTTCGTTTGGTCGGTTTTAACTGCCGCAGATACGATAACCACATCCTCTACGCCAGACTGATGGGTTATACGAATGAGCAGCTATTTTCGCTTTCCAACAGAATCATCAACGGGAGCGCCAACTGCTTCTTTGGTGAAGCCTATAACGTTTCCTATACGGATGTTTACGATTTCTGCTCAAAGAAACAATCTTTGAAGAAATGGGAAATCGAACTCGGCATCCATCATCAGGAGCTCGGGCTTCCATGGGATCAGCCTGTACCCGAAGAGATGTGGACAAAAGTAGCAGAATACTGCGACAACGATGTAATTGCTACTGAAGCTGTTTTCAATGCGAGAAAAGCCGATTTTACTGCCCGGCAAATTCTAGCGGACGTGGCCGGCATGACGGTCAACGACACAACCAATTCCCTGACCACCAAGATTATCTTTGGAAATAACCGAAAGCCGCAGGATCAATTCAATTACCGTTTTATGGGCGAAGTAACTCCCGATTGCCAACCGTGGACTATTACAGAAAATATGGTTTTATATGACCGATTGGGGGATGAAAATTTTACCCAGTTTAATAAAGACGGAAAACCTGTATTTCCCGGTTATACCTTCGATGGTGGCAAGTCTATTTATCGAGGTGAAGAAGTCGGAGAAGGCGGTTATGTCTACGCCGAACCGGGAATGTACAGTAACATCGCACTGCTGGATATTGCATCCATGCATCCGAGCAGTATTGTAGCAGAAGAACTCTTTGGGCCTGAGTACACGAAGAGATTCAATGATATTCTTCAGGCCAGAATTGCGATTAAGCACAAAGAGTTCGACAAGGCGAAAAAGATGCTGAACGGTGCATTGGCCAAGTATCTGACAGATGAAGCTGCTGCGGCTGATTTGGCTCAAGCTCTAAAAATTGCAATCAATTCCGTGTACGGTCTGACTTCAGCAAGCTTCGACAATCCGTTCCGAGACAATCGCAATAAAGATAATATTGTGGCTAAACGCGGCGCCCTGTTTATGGTAAACCTCAAACACGAGGTCCAGAGACGGGGCTTTATTGTTGCCCATATCAAGACGGATTCGATCAAGATTCCGGACGCCACTCCGGAAATTATTCAGTTCGTTATGGATTACGGCAAGCAGTATGGATACAACTTTGAGCACGAGGCTACATATGACCGTATGTGCCTTGTGAACGATGCTGTTTATATTGCGAAGTATAAGGACGGTAAGCACGCCGGAGAATGGACCGCAACTGGTACCCAGTTCCAAGTTCCCTATGTCTTTAAGAAACTGTTCAGCAAAGAGCCAATTGAGTTCGAAGATATGTGCGAAACAAAATCCGTTACAAGCGCTTTGTATTTGGATATGAATGAAAAGCTTCCGGACGTGAGTCAAACTGAAACAGAACTTGAAAAACTTCGTAAGAAATGGCCGGACGAGAATGGAGAATATTCGCTTGATTACGACGAAATTGTCAAAAAGCTTAATTCTGAAATTGTCGAGGGCCACAATTATCATTTCATTGGTAAAGTTGGTCGGTTCTGCCCTATCAAACCCGGATGCGGAGGCGGTATCCTGCTTCGCGAAACAGAAAACAAGAACACCGGAGAAAAAGGCTATGCGGCCGCGACTGGTTCGAAAGGCTTTAGATGGTTGGAGTCTGAGATGGTTCGAGAGCTTGGGAAAGAGAATGATATTGACCGCACTTATTACAACAATCTTGTGGACGAAGCGGTAAAATCTTTGTCCTTTTACGGAGATTTCGAACGGTTTGTTGCGGACGAGCCGTTTATTTCAGACAATGCTCCGCCTTGGTTTGGAACCGGAGAGCCGACACCATTTGATGTGAGGTGACATATTTGCTTGTTTTATTGGCTGTTGCCCTTGTGATATTTGTGTTGATTAAATCCGACTTTAGCAACACCTCTTGCGACTGTACCGACGAAGAGTGCAGGTCGTGTCCGTTCCCATGTGAAAAACACAATATTTGAAAGGAGACCCATCATGGCTTATAAGAACGTAGACAACATCATCATCGAAAATGCACGCATCATTTTCAGAAATTTTAAAGGAGAGGAATCGAAGTACAACCGTGCTGGAAGCCGTAACTTCTGCGTCGTTATCGAAGACCCCAACATGGCGCAGAAACTGATTGAAGACGGTTGGAATGTGCGAGTTCTCTCTCCTCGCGATGAAGACGAAGATCCCCGTCACTATATTCAGGTTGCGGTAAGCTTCGATAATATCCCGCCTAAGGTTGTTATGATTACCAGACGAGCACAGACGAATCTTGATGAGGAATCTATTGCTACTTTGGACTTTGCGGAGATCAGGAACGTTGATCTGGTGATTCGCCCTTACAACTGGGAAGTCAATGGAAAGACCGGCGTTAAGGCTTATTTGAAAACGATGTATGTAACCATCGAAGAGGATGAGCTTGCCGAGAAGTACGCTGCGGAGGAAGGTCCGGAAGAGGCTCCATGGCATTGATATTTTAGAAGATGGATAAAGGGGTGCCGGCTTAGTGCATGTCCGGTTAAATGTCCAGTAAGATCTCGATTAGATGCGCGTGTCTATGAGAGTAAGAGGAAACAGCCCCATTCCATCAATCACCGAATGGAGAAAAACAAACAGCATAAAGGAGGCAAAATCAATTGTTTTGGAAAAAGAAAAAACCTAAACGAAAACAATCGGTTAAAAAACAAATTCCGAAGCATATCGCTGACAATCTGAAAAACGGAGAGAAAGTAGTCGAAGGATTTAAAAAAGGTGTTTCTGAAGTTTCGGAAAAACCTAACCGAAAAAAGCCCGCAGGTAAAAATTCAGAAAAGCATTTAGACGCTCGAAAAGAATTTCTGCGAGTGTTCGGGAAACTTACTTACCGGCATCGTTCTTGGGATGTATGGAGCGATTTCATCATTACGTTCGCTTGCGCTTTATCAAATCCAGTAGATAAAAGCCACTTTGACAAGAGAGAGGCGATATATTTGCGAACTATTAATAGGTACAGTAAACAGGAACAGCTATTATTTCCCGAGCTTGCGGCGCATACTGTTATGGCTTTGGAAGAAAATCAAGAGCAGGATTTCTTGGGGAGTATCTATACCGAACTCGGCCTTAACAGCAAAGAACATAAGCAGATTTTTACACCTTACAATGTTTGTGAGATGATGGCGGAAATCACCATGGAAGACGTTGTGAAAAAGGTCAAGAAATATGGATACATCACCTTAAATGATCCTTGTTGCGGCGCTGGGGCCACTTTGATTGCCGGGGTTCATGCGGCGAGAAAAAGGCTGGAAAAAGCCGAGCTGAATTACCAGAATCATATTTTGGTAGCTGCTCAGGATATCGACTTGGTAGTAGCTTTAATGTGTTATATTCAGCTATCTCTCCTCGGTGTTGCCGCTTGCATTAAGGTCGGAAATTCACTGACCGAACCAATGACTGAAAACGATTCTCTGGACAACTGTTGGTTCACCACGATGTATTTTTCCGATATATGGTCAATGCGGCGACTTTTTAGGAGTTTGTAATGGCCGGTATATCTTTAAGGGATTATCAATTAGACGCTGTCAACAGGATGAAAAACGGTTGCATTCTATGCGGCGGCGTTGGAAGCGGTAAGTCCAGAACCGCGTTAGCCTATTACTACAAACAAAACGGAGGCGAACTCGAAACAAAAAAATACGTGAAGATGAAAAGCCCTAAAGACTTGTACATCATCACGACAGCAAGAAAAAGGGATACAAAGGAATGGGAGGGTGAGCTTTCACCCTTCCTTCTTTCTACTCATCCTGAAGCAAGTTCATATTCCAATAAAGTGGTGGTTGATTCGTGGAACAATATCGGCAAGTATGCAACGATAACAGACGCTTTCTTTATATTTGACGAACAAAGAGTTGTAGGTTCTGGGGCTTGGGTAAAAGCATTTCTGAAAATAGTCAAGTTCAACGAATGGATTCTGCTCTCCGCCACACCAGGAGACACCTGGGAGGATTATATTCCAGTGTTTGTAGCCAATGGGTTCTACAAAAACAGAACAGCTTTCAAAGAAGAACACATGGTCATGACCTGGGTGAATGGCAAGTATCCGAAGGTGGACCGGTATTTGGGGGTTGGGCGACTGATCCGTCTTCGCAATCGGATTCTCGTAGAGATGGATTTCAAACGGGAAACTGTCTCGCACCATGAAGATGTTTATGCAAAATACGATGTCGCCAAGTATAAGGATGCTTCAAAGCTTCGATGGAACCCTTATAAAAACGAACCGATTACGAACGCCGGCGAATTGTGTTATGTGTGGCGCAGGATCGTGAATTCGGACGACTCCAGGCAAGTCGCTTTGATGGAACTGTTTGAGAAACATCCGAAAATGATTGTTTTCTATAACTTCGACTATGAACTTGATATTCTTAAGAATCTCTATTACGGAGATGATGTCGAGGTTGCAGAATGGAACGGTCATAAGCATCAACCAATCCCCACTTCAGACAGTTGGATCTATCTTGTGCAGTATACAGCCGGAGCCGAAGGATGGAACTGCATAAGCACTGACACAATCGTGTTCTACTCGCAAAATTACTCTTACAAAATTATGAAGCAGTCTGCCGGAAGAACTGATAGGCTAAATACGCCTTTCAAAGAACTGTACTACTATCACTTGAAATCCAGATCCGCTATTGATTTGGCGATCAGTCGTGCTTTGAGCGAGAAACGGAATTTCAATGAAACCAAGTATGTAAACAGTTATTCCAAAAGAGCTGCTTAGTCAGGAGGGAACAGTGACGTGGAGGAACCGGGGGAATATTTACATGATTTCTGCATTTTTGATAGGACAGATACTCTTGTTCGCTGTGAGCATCGCGAGTTGTGCGAAAACCTAGTTAGATATTTGAGAAAGCAGGTGAATTTTGATGAAAAATCCGAAAATCAATGAAAGCCTGATTATTGGCGTTGATTTCTCCGAACGAGATGACGGAGTGCTTATTGTTGGTCGCCAAAAGAACGGAGAAGTCACAATCATCAATGCTTTTCAGGACAAGGAAGCTTTTGATATTTATGAGAAATTAATTACAGTCAAGAAAGGAGGCGGCAACGATGGGTCTGTCAAGACTAGCGGAACAATGCCGAAAATGCCCGTTTAAAGATAATTGTAAAAACAAACGAATGGAAGCACTCGGATATTTGCCGGAGCCGATTGCGGCGGAAGCAGGTGCGTCATCTGCGGCTGAATTGACTCAACCGATTCTTCGAGAGACTGTAAATACGATTATTGATGGAAAAGTTGTCAAAGTGTATAAGGACGAGATTGAGAAACAGCTTTACAAAGAGTTATATTCTCACCTTGGTCTTCAGTTTGGAGGTTAATCATGGAGAACAATAATAAAAACAGCCTTGGATATAAAGTCGGACAAGCTTTAGCGTTTGTAATTGGACTTTGTGTCGCAGTTATTTTAGTTGCTTTGACTGTAAGACTTATTATGTGGATTCTGTAATACTAGCAACCGAAAGGAGAAAAACATGTCGATTTTTATATTTGATTCTAAAAGGACCGAGGAATTAGAGAAAATTCGGGATATACTGATCGATTCTAATGCAGTCAGTTGTGAGTATGTAGCCCCAGAAATTATGAATAATGGCTCCTATTCGTATTTACTTCATGGGCATGACCATAAAGTTATTGTTGATTTCGATAAAATGGCCGATGCGCTCTACAAAGCAGGATATCGGAAAGGAGAAATTTATGAATGAGCCAATCATAGCCGTTGCCTTCGACGGTACCCTTTGTAAAAACAAATGGCCGGAAATCGGAGAACCAAACACTGAACTTATCGGTTATCTCATTATGATGCAGAAAACAATCGGCGCTAAGATTATCTTGTGGACCTGCCGTACTGGAGAAATGCTCGATAAGGCTGTAGGGTGGTGCTCTGAACACGAACTCAAATTCGATGCGGTCAACGAGAATCTTCCGCACATCATCGAACGCTTTGGCTGCGACACACGAAAGATATTTGCAAACATGTACATCGATGACCGAAAATTCTGGTGTAATGACAAAAAGGTTTTATATCTTTGTGATGAGGAACAGTGTGGAAAATGCTCGAATGAATGCAAATATACAACCGATATCAACCATGCCAAAAATTTTAATAAGGAATATGACGTTTATGTAGAGAAGGAGGAATAGAATCATTATGACAAATAAACTAGAAGCGCTTCCACAGTATCACATCGAAAGAGATAAACTATGCGAAATCGTAAAAGAAACCGTCGGTTATGATAGATTGATGGATGCATTCTGTTATGGAATCGTTGTTTGCGACGAGTTTGCTTGGTTTTCCAATGCCGACGAATATTACATCATTCATCTGGATAGCGGTATGATGGTCAATTGGTATAAGCATTTGGGTCGAACCAATACGTGTTCTCAGAGCAATCGGACGATGGAAGACTACTATGAGTTTTTTAAGCTTTTTAAGGAAGAGCTGGATTATTGGGAGGAAAGGAGAAAATCATGAATACTCCTATAATTCCAGGGGTATTTTACGCTCAGATTGGGAATGAAATGCAAAAAATCAATGGGCCGATTGATATCTCTACCACGGAATTGATAGATGATAATCTGATTCCCTATGACCTCTCAAATTTAACAGAAGTAGAACTATTAGGATCTTCTGCACTAGACGAAAATTTACTAGCGAAACGGAATTAGTGATTTCTGGAATATTGGATATGGCAATAAAACTCTGTCCGGATAATCGGGTGCGTTATTTGGCTTTATATTCAAAAAAGAAACGAACTCGTAAAAAGAACATTCGTAGGATTTTTCGGATGATAGAAAGGAGTAAAAATTATGGCTAATCTGGTGTTTAATCCTGAGACGTCTAATAAAACCAAAGAAATAGAGAAAATGGTAAATATATTGATAAACGCTGAAGCCATTTTATGTGCCGAAAAGTTTGAACCGGTATATTATCACAATACGGCACTTTATGAGGTTCCTGTAGGTCACATCATTTCTGTAAATTACGACAAGCTTGCAACGGCTTTGTATAATTATGGGTATCGATTGGTAAAAGAAGGAGAAGATGATGGTTAAAGAGAAGTACAAAGCCATAACTTACACAAAGACGGAAGACATTTTAGTCTCTGAGAAGCGGTACTGTGATATTTGCGGAAAAGAAATTACGGGAGCGTTTTGGTGGACTGAAACCGGTCATTATTATGATGAGGGCACAAGATTTAAAGATAGCTTCGTACAAAAGGATGCTTGTGGTCTTGATTGTCTTCAAGTGATTATCAACGCATATTGTGATGTGTCTGGAAAAGATGAGGATAAGGTTGATACTCGGTTTATTGATATCGAGCATAGGCCAACGAATGAAGTGGAAGGAGAAATAATTAATGATTAGATTCGAAAACACTGAAGTCATGGGTTGGGAACATGCGATTCGGGGTATGCGGAACCCGATGAATTCTTGGGATAAAATGGATAGCGGATATGAGCCGGAGTTCGAGAATCCAACTGGACCGGTTAAAGGTGTGTTTGTAATTGGCCCTAACGACCTCGACCTCATGACTCGTCTTAGCAACGCCGGTACTGACCATCGGAAATTTATGCGGATGATTGTGGTCTATGTGGATCTGACTGCCCCGCTGTACTGGTGGAAGGAGTTCGATACCTACAAGGTAGGGACAGTTGCGAACTCTTGCTCGACGATGCATAAAATTGCGGAGAAGGGGTTTACGCTGGAAGATTTCTCTCATGAGCATTTGATTGCCAGAGAAAAACCTCTTCATGAAGGTGGTGGAGATGCTCCGGAACCTCCAAATGCTGTATGGCTAATGCATAGGATAGTTCAGACGCTCAATCAGTATCGTGATTTATATTTTGAAACCAAAGACAAGAAATACTGGTGGCAGATGATCCAGCTTCTCCCCTCTTCTTACAACCAGAAACGGACAGTGATGCTCAACTATGAGGTTCTGGCCAATATCCACAAGAGTCGGCGGAACCATAAACTCGACGAGTGGCATACATTCTGTGACTGGATTGAAGAGCTGCCGTATAGCGAATTGATTACCGATTCAGGCGAAGCAAAGAGTCCAGAGTTTATGATTAAACATTTTCATATTCCTAAGGAGAACAAAGATGAGTAATTATGTAAATTTTAAAAATGGGCTTGGAGTCGAAGATATCCAGTGCACACACTGCGGGCACAGAGAAGTATGCTCTCTGAAAAAAGAATTTATCGAAGCTCAAAAAGCAATCGATGAAGTATATGTAAGTCGCTCTTGTAAAGATGGAAATGAAGTCGCTATAATTCGCATCCGTGATATAAAGTACATTGAGCCGGTTAAACTTCATTGCAAATACTACATACTCAACACAGGAGTGAATATCAGATGATAATTAACGAATACCAGAAAGCCGCTTACCGTACTGCCAATCAATCCTTGACCGACTCTCAGCAGCTCCAAAACGGCCTCATGGGTCTTAATGGAGAATCCGGAGAGTGTATTGATATTTTGAAGAAGCATCTCTTCCAGGGGCATGATCTCGATAAAGCTCACATCGCCAAAGAGCTTGGGGACGTAGCCTGGTATCTTGCGGTGAGCGCACAGGCTCTCGGTTTTGATTTGGAAACTATTTTGCAGATGAACGTGGAGAAGCTAAAGACCCGTTACCCGGATGGATTCGACGCAGGCCACAGCCAGCACCGTTCTGAGAATGATATTTAAAGAAACACTGTTTGACACTTCCAAGCCCAGCATGGTATGATGATAAAAAATGCGTTATTATGCGCAAAAATCACATCTCCTATTATGGAAGGAGGTTGTTAAGCTATGGCTGAATTCAACGATTCTCACCTTCTGAACGGTGGTGAAGATTCCATGGGTATGACAGATAACCAGTACAAGGGCATGTTGCTAGACGAGTTAGAAGACTGGCAGGAGGTTCTTGATCTGGCGGTTGAAGCCGGGAATACCGAAATTCAGAAAAAGGCAGAGAAACAAATCACGAAGATCAACGAAAAGCTGAAATTCTAAATCTCAACCAAAAGGGAGAGCCTGCGGAAACGTGGGCTCTTTCTTTTTTTATTTCGGAGAAAATCACCGTTCTCTGAGCGATATTTAAGGAGGAAACCTGTAATGAATAAGAAACTGGGCACAAAAGAGCATTATTTTCATACTGTTTTCCACATGATGCGGACTATGGATAAAATTCTCGAACGCTCTCCCGAAAGCATGGACGACTTGAAAGAATTATTCATCGGGTTGCAAATCATCAACAACCAGCATGTGCTTAAACACAATGCTTTTAATAAGGAGGAGCCATGTTCGGACGAAAATTAATAAAAAACAAAATTTACGCCCTGGTGCTTATCGGCATCGGGGTTCTTTCTTTTTTGCCAGAAAATGATGCCACTGCTTTTGCGTTTACATGTTTGATTGGAGTCCCCTTATTTTTTGCAAAAGAAAACTGGATTATAGATGGGGGTCGTTCTCATGGTAATAAAAAAATCGAAGGGAAAAATATACGGAGCATCTCTAACCACGGCAGAGAGAAAAGCCATGGATATGGAAATTCAAAGGCAGCTTGCGGAGTACGATACCAAACACGCTAATGAAATAGATGCCATGATATTATGGCTTTTGCATGAAGAATTTGGCTTTGGCAGCAAACGTCTGAAGCAATTTCACGACGCTTTTGCTGAGAGTATTAGTGGGCTAATAAAGCGCTATGAACTGGAAGATTCAGATTCGGTGTGGTTATGTACACAGCAGTTGAAGCGATACGGAATCGATATCGAAGAATGGAACAATCAGAAAAAGAGGTGATGAATATATCTACATATAATGACAATCCAAGACGAAATCAAGAGGGCTATCTAGACCCAACGGCATTTGAAGCGCTGCGCAACATTGAGGAGGAAGACAATAGATTCCACCGATTATTACACACTTTGTTTTATATTTGCGAGCTCGCAGGCTTCGAAATTGAGGGTCGAATAGTCCTTCTTGATAAGAAAACTGGCCGAATATGGAGGTGATAAAAAATGTTTTACTGGTAAAAAATCTAATCTAGGTTAAAAATTATGCCCTCAAAAAACTTGAAAGTGGGTGAAAATTACGCCCACTTTTAGTTTTTTAAAAACGGGTTTTTGCCCACTTTTATGCGGGCTTTGAGGAAAACCTTGGCGGATTTTTAAGTGAATTCGGATATTTTTGGTCAAATTTGTGGCCATTTGCCCACTTTTAAAAACCCACTTTGGCCACATTTTGAGAGAAAAAAACCAGTATTCATGCGGGGTTTCGGACTTCAAGCCCACTTTGCCCACTTTTTTTCTTTAATTAATAACGGAAAAAGTTTAAAGATATATATAAATAAGGCAAAAAAACCGGGCAAAGTGGGCAAGGACATTTTTAGGAGGTTTATGGGCAGGAAATTATATTACAAGGATATTTATGCTGATTTCAAGCGGGCGTTTCCTCGACTGTCGCAAAAAGCTGTCTGTTGGCAGCCATCAGGATATTGTTCGATTAGCATACGTTTCGACGACGGAGCTATGATGGTTTACGATTATATTTCCAAGCGAGGCAATTATATGGCTGTGTCATAAAATTTTGTAGCACAGGTTATAAAAACTCAAAAAATGAGTATCGAAAGAGTCTTTCCCTTTTAAAGTTTTTATGCTATACTGTGAAAGCCACACAATCAAATAGTTCTCAAGCTGTAAAGGAAAAAAACTTTGGTAAAAAGTGTTTTCTCTCTACTCATGTGTCCTTTACGGCTTAATTGAGATTGTGTGGCAGCAATGAGGGATTCACTTTTTCGGTGCGTCTCTCATGTGGGGGCGCACTTTTTTATTGCTCTAAATAAATTTCAAAAAAAAAAGAGAGGATGTTTATTATGAGAAAAATCTCAATGTTTCTATTGGCAATATTACTTGTAGCAGCATTAGTTGGATGCTCCAATTCATCAGTAGGATCTCAGGCAAACGAAATTACTTCGAGTGCTACGGAACAGCAAACAAGTGAAAAATCGCCTGAGAATTCCTCGAAATTGACAGAGTCAAAAGAAGAAACAGAAACCAAGTATGCCTCTTTAATCCCTGATCCAAAAGAGTATTTCGAACAAGGCGATATTACCGTAGTAGATGAAGATGGTGGAAAAGCCTATGTATTCCAAGTCAGGAATTTTCAAGATGGTGAATATGAAGCCTATGTGACAAAATGCAAAGAAATGGGGTTCTCTGACGTTTCTTATGAATCAGAAAATGAGGGCGGGAAAATGTTTGGGGCTTATACAGAGGATGGAACATATTGGGTAGAAGTTCTTCTTGGTAATGATAACGGTATACTCGCCGTCACCTGTAAAGAAAGCACAAAGAAATAAAAATTTTCATAAAATTATTATGACCGAGATGCTTAATTGTGTCTCGGTCTTTTTTTTTTGCCCACGCGAAAATTACACGTTCTTTTATGAAGAGAGAGGTAAAAAGTCTATTTTTAGAAGATAGACATTCTCTTTTCTATTTTGCCCAAACAAAAGAAAAGGAGGCCCATTAACCATGCTTGAAAGTCAATTCCAAGCAAAGCTTATTAAGGAACTAAAAAAGCTATTTCCAGGTTGCATCGTTATGAAGAGCGATTCTGGATATTTGCAAGGTGTCCCAGATTTGCTCATACTTTACAACGACAAGTGGGCTTCTTTAGAGTGTAAACAGAGTGCTGGCGCAAAAAGACAACCAAATCAAGAGTATTATGTCGGGAAGATGGACGAGATGTCATTCTCAAGATTTATCTGCCCAGAGAACAAGGAGGAAGTGCTGCATGATCTTCAACAGTCATTCGAATCTTGAAGGGCAACACGCTTTTCTTGGTGCCAGCAAATACCACTGGATAAATTATGACGAAAATAAAGTAGCGGAATCTTATTCCAAATTTTTATCAACGCAAAAGGGAACTGTGCTTCACGACTTTGCCTGTCAGTGTATTCGACTTGGACAGAAACTGCCAAGATCACAAAAGACATTAAACATGTATGTCAATGATGCAATAGGTTTCAAAATGATTCCTGAACAAATCTTGTTTTATTCGGAAAATTGTTTTGGTACAGCGGACAGTATTATATTCCGAGACGGACTTCTTAGGATTCATGATTTAAAAACAGGGGCCATCCCTGCACATATGGAGCAGCTTGAAATATATGCTGCTCTTTTTTGTTTGGAGTATAAAGTAAAACCATCTGAAATTGATATGGAACTTCGTCTGTACCAAAACAATGAAATTCTGTATCATAACCCAATGGCCGAAGATATCGTACCAATCATGGATAAAATCATCACGTTTGATAAGATTATCCGAAAGATCAAAGAACAGGAGGCGTAATCTATGAACCCCTATGTGGAAGAAATGCTTATGCACTATGGAATGCCTAGACGTTCCGGACGTTACCCGTGGGGTTCGGGAGATAACCCTTACCAACACAGTGGAGATTTTCTATCCCGAGTGGAAGAAATGAAGAAATCCGGTTTCACCTTTACCGATAAAGATGGAAAAACATATTCCGGTGAAGTAGCCATCGCAAAATCTATGGGGCTTAGTACCACGCAATTCAGAACTCAGTTAAGTTTGGCGAAAGATGAACGCCGATCTGCTGATGTGGCAACCGCAAAAGCATTGCGTGAAAAGGGGTATAGCCTAAATGAAATTGCGGATCGCATGGGTTTTGCTAATGATTCTTCTGTACGTTCTCTGTTGAATGAGTCTTCCGAAGCCCGTATGAATCAGGCTAAAAAGACTGCTGAATTTCTAAAACAGCAAATTGCTGAAAAAGGTATGATTGACGTCGGCACAGGTGTTGAAAGAGAACTGGGTATATCCAAAGAAAAGATGAACCAAGCTCTTTATATTTTGAAACTGGAAGGTTACGAGGTTTATGGCGGAGGCGTTCCACAGGTTACAAATCCTGGAAAACAAACCAACATCAAAGTTCTCTGTCCTCCTGGTACAGAACATAAAGAAATGTATAATTTCGAGAATATACATTCTGTCAGAGACTATGTTTCCCACGATGACGGTGAAACCTTCGATAAATTCGTCTATCCCAAAAGCATGGATTCCAGTAGACTGCAAATTCGTTATGCAGAAGATGGAGGCATCTATAAAGATGGAGTTGTTGAAATTCGCCGTGGGGTTGACGATCTTTCTCTTGGCGGTTCTCATTACGCACAGGTTCGTATTTTGGTTGATGGAGATCGCTACATTAAAGGAATGGCGGTATATTCGGATAATCTTCCCGATGGAGTAGATGTGGTGTTTAACACTAACAAAAAGAAAGGTACGCCAAAAGAAGACGTGCTGAAGAAGATTAAAGATGACCCTGACAACCCTTTTGGTTCCCTTATCAAAGCCGGCGGACAAAGTTACTATATTGACGCTAATGGACAGAGGCAGCTATCTCTTATCAATAAACGTGCGGAAGAAGGAGACTGGGGTGATTGGGCGGACAAACTTCCGTCTCAGTTCCTTTCGAAACAAAGCTTATCTCTAGCGACTAAACAGCTTAACTTGGCGCTGTCAGACAAAATGGCAGAGTTTGATGAGATTTGTTCTTTGACAAATCCTACTGTCAAGAAATCTTTACTCAGTTCTTTTGCCGATAGCTGCGATTATGACGCTGTACATCTTCAGGCTGCGGCGCTTCCCCGTCAGAAATACCAGGTTATCCTGCCGATTACTTCGATGAAAGACAATGAAGTCTATGCGCCGAACTACAAAAATGGTGAAACTGTAGCTTTGGTTCGTTATCCGCATGGCGGAACTTTTGAAATTCCTATCCTTACTGTCAACAACAAACAGGCGGAAGCACGGAGGGTTCTTGGTAATACCCCGAAAGATGCTATAGGGATTAACAGTAAGGTTGCAGAGCGACTTTCTGGTGCCGACTTTGACGGCGATACCGTTATGGTTATTCCGTGTAACTCTGGTAAAAGCAAAGTTAAAATCACCTCTACTCCCCCGTTGAAAGGGCTCGAGGGGTTTGATCCTAAGCTGGAATACGGCGGAAAAAAAGAAGGAACCTTCCGTCCTATGCGTGACACACAAAAAGAGATGGGGGTTATTTCTAACCTGATTACTGATATGACTCTTAAGGGTGCTACGCAGGAGGAACTTGCCAGAGCAGTACGCCATAGTATGGTTGTCATTGATGCCGAAAAACATAAGCTTGATTATAAGCAAAGTGAAATTGATAACGGTATCAGTTCTCTAAAGAAAAAGTATCAAGGAACAGTAGAAAACGGCAGATACCATGAGGGGGCTTCTACTTTAATATCCCGTGCAAAATCTGAAGTTTCTGTGACAAAAAGACAAGGCAGTCCAAAGATTGATGAAAAGACTGGCGAACTGGTATGGAAGCCTGTAGATGAGCCCACCTATGTCGATAAAAGGACAGGAAAAACAAAGACACGAACTCAGCCTAGTACCCGTATGGCAGAAACTAAAGATGCGTTCGATCTTGTGTCTGAAGCTGATACCCCCATGGAACGGGCTTACGCGAACTACGCCAATAAAATAAAGGCCCTTGCAAATCAAGCCCGTCTCGAAATTCTATCCACTGGCAAAGTTCAGTATTCTGCTTCGGCAAAAGATACCTATCGGGCGGAGGTCGATTCTTTGAACGCCAAATTAAATGTAGCTTTAAAGAATGCCCCCCGTGAAAGGCAGGCCCAGACCTTGGCGAACGCAGTAGTGGCCGCCAAAAAGCAGGACAACCCCGGTATGACAAATGGCGAAATCAAGAAAGCCAGCCAACAGGCTCTCACACAGGCCCGCGCCTCTGTAGGAGCTAAGAAAGAAACCATTAAAATAACCGACCGAGAATGGGAAGCAATTCAGGCCGGAGCTATCAGTGAAAATAAACTGCGCCAGATTATAGACAATGCAGACATAGACGTTCTCAGACAGCGTGCTACACCTAGGGCAACAACGGCCCTTAGCCCCGCTAAAACGCAAAAGATAGCGTCTATGAATGCAGCCGGATACAGCACTGCTGAAATAGCGGAGGCGCTTGGTATTTCTACAAGCACGGTGTCGAATTATCTGAGTTGAAAGGAGTGACCTATCGTGAACGGTTCTTATGCCATAACCACATTTGACAATCCTTATGATCCGTTTGAGCGGTTCTCCGATTGGTTCTTGTTTGATGTGGAAAAAGGCTACAATTCTTGTGCGTATCTTGCTCGAATTGCTAAGACTTCCGATCAATTCTCAGATGAAGAGAATGAGCGAGAAATTGAAAGAGCAATTGACGAGATCATCAAGTATGACTTTATGAACATTTACAAAAAAGTTAAGAGAGGAGCAGTTGCAACATAGAAAGCAAAAGAAACCACAATTTGACTGAAAACTTTTCTTTCTTAAGGAATTGTTCGCTTTTCTGCAATTTATGTGTTCAAAACCCGATTTATCAGACAAATGTGTATTTACTGCTACACCATCGCAGTCGGTGTGGGTATAGGGGGGTGCCGCAAAAATGCCGCCCCCTCCCACATCGCGGCGGTCTTTAAAAATTCCCCGGGGGATATTTTTGGTTTTCGTTTTGGGGATTGATGCAGTATTTGGAAGAGCTTACAGGGTTGGGGTGTAGCCATGAACTAAGCCTCCTTTCATGTTTCTTTTCTCCTTTCGGTGATTGATGGAAACCGACTCTGTAAGTTCTCTCAAATACTGCGTTAAATCTTATAACAAACGTGACGAAAGTTTCTCCATACAATAGACAATCCAAAAGAGAGGAGGCAGTAAGAATGCCAAAAGGCAAGGCTGTAAGCTCTTCTGGATCTTCTGGCAGGATGAGACCGGCTTTATCTCCGGAGGCCAGAGAGAATCAGTTGGTTTCCTTGGCCGTAGATCTTGCAGAAAAGCAGCTTAGAGACGGAACTGCTTCTTCTCAAGTTATCACTCATTATCTCAAGCTTGGTTCAACTAAGGAGAAGATAGAAAAAGAGATTCTTGAGAAACAGAAAGAGCTTATTGAAGCGAAAACACAAAATCTTCAATCCGCAAAACGGGTCGAGGAACTATATGCCAACGCGCTAAATGCGATGCGCCATTATTCCGGTTCTGGAGGGGATGAAGATGAAACTTAAAACATATTCAGAACTAATATCTCTTCCCTCTTTTGAGGAACGTTTTCGATATTTAAAACTTGACGGAAAAATCGGAGAGGCTACATTTGGGTTTCAGCGTTGGCTTAATCAAGAATTCTATCATTCCGGAGATTGGTTGGATTTTAGAGATGTTGTCATCATTCGCGATAATGGCTGCGACTTAGGAACTCCAGATTATGAGATATACGGTTCCGTACTAATCCATCATCTAAATCCGATTACATATGAGGATATTTTATATCGCAGGCCATGCGTATTCGATTTGGAAAACGTAATCACCACACAGTTGAGTACACACAACGCGATTCACTATGGCGACGAAACTTTGTTAATTGCGCCTCTGATACAGAGAACTCGAAATGATATGTGTCCGTGGCGAAAAAGATGAAAGGAGATTTTTCGATGAATGAAAATGTTTTTAAGGATATTAACCTTGAGGACATTAATGGTGTTGCCGGAGACGGTAAAGGCGAAGATGTTATCGGTGTCGTTACCGATTGCTTGGAATTGAATATTCGGAAAGAAGCTTTCACCGATGCAGATATTGTTGCTGTAGTATCAGCACTTTCGGAACTGTGTGTAGATCTCAAGAGTTCTACCGATGAATGGTATTCCGTATGCACTGTTTCAGGTATCATGGGTTTTTGCATGAAAAAGTTTGTCGCCATTAAGGAGTAAGGAGACCAACTATGGACAGCATACTGACATCAATTAAAAAGCTGCTCGGAATTGCTGAAAAGTATGAGCACTTTGACACTGACATCATCATGCATATTAATTCGGCTTTTTCTGTTCTCACTCAGCTGGGTGTCGGTCCTCCTGAGGGATTTCGTATCGAGGACAATAGTGCAGAATGGTCTGATTTCCTGCAAGATAATCGGCTTGATTTTATAAAAACATACATTCATTTAAAAGTGAAATTGGTATTTGATCCGCCGCTTAGTTCAGCAGTTATCGAGTCTATCAACAGACAGATAAGCGAGCTTGAGTGGCGGATTAACGTTTCTGTTGATCCGAAACCAGCAGAGAAAGGAGAAATTCAAAATGGATAACACTTCGCTTTCTCATCATGGCATCAGAGGGATGAAATGGGGCGTCCGCCGTTACCAAAACAAAGACGGCACTCTAACAGATGCCGGCAAGAAAAGATATGAGCGTGATGTTAAAGACAACGACGCAAAGAAGAAAGAGAATCGTATTAAAATTGAAGGACCCGATCCCAAACGTTGGGCCAAAGAAGATTTGGAACGAGGAAAGAAAGCTGTAGACGCGGGTTCTTCCTTGGTTAAACAGATGTCTGACTTGGAACGCAGTTCTTCCCCCAAACCTACAAAAAAACGCATAGATCTGAGCAAAATGACCGACCAGGAATTAAGACAGATCATTAGCAGGGAACAGTTAGAGAGACAATATAATGATTTGTTTGGAAAAACGGAAACCGCAAAAGTCTCCAAAGGAAGAACCTTTGTCAGAAACACTCTTGATGTTGCAGGTACAACACTCGCCCTCGGTGGTTCAGCGCTCGGTATTGCTTTGGCGATCAAAGAGCTTCGCGGGTAAGAAGGGAAAATCAAAATGGCATTATCGAACACTGCCGTCCCCAAATATTACGGCATGTTCCGAGATGCCGTGTTACGAGGGGAAATTCCGGTAAACAAAGAAATCTCTATGGAGATGAACCGTATTGATGATCTTATTGCCAACCCTGGAGTTTATTACGACGACCAAGCGGTTGAGGGGTGGATTGCATACTGCGAAAATGAATTGACTTTAACCGATGGTTCAGATTTGAGTCTGCTTGATACTTTCAAGTTATGGGGCGAGCAGATTTTTGGCTGGTATTACTTTGTCGAAAGAAGCGTATATCAACCAAGTTCAGATGGACACGGTGGGCACTACATTCGTAAAAACGTGAAGAAACGGCTCATCAACAAACAATACCTTATTGTGGCAAGAGGAGCAGCGAAGTCCATGTACGCCTCGACATTACATGGGTATTTTCTTAACGTGGACACTTCTACTACTCATCAAATCACTACTGCCCCGACTATGAAACAGGCGGAAGAGGTTATGTCCCCTTTGCGAACTGCAATAACGCGTTCTCGTGGGCCGTTATTCCAATTTTTAACGGAAGGTTCTTTACAGAATACTACCGGATCAAAAGCAAATCGAACCAAATTGGCATCCACTAAAAAAGGCGTTGAGAATTTTCTTACCGGTTCTTTACTAGAGGTTCGCCCGATGAGTATCGCGAAGCTTCAAGGTTTGCAGATTAAAGTAGCAACCGTTGACGAATGGCTCTCCGGAGATATCCGAGAGGATGTTATCGGCGCTATTGAACAAGGGGCTTCGAAGGTAAACGACTACATTATTGTGGCAATCAGTTCCGAAGGTACAGTTCGTAACGGCAGCGGCGATACAATCAAAATGGAGTTAATGGACATTCTCAAAGGGGATTACATTAATCCGCATGTTTCCATCTGGTGGTATAAGCTGGATTCTATTGATGAAGTTGGGGACCCCGAAATGTGGATTAAGGCAAATCCGAATCTCGGTAAAACCGTAAGTTACGAAACTTACCAGTTAGATGTGGAAAGAGCCGAAAAAGCTCCTGCTGCGAGAAACGACATCCTTGCGAAACGTTTTGGATTGCCTATGGAGGGATATACCTACTACTTCACTTACGAAGAAACACTCCCCCATCGAAAGAGAGATTATTGGCAGATGCCTTGTTCTCTTGGTGCAGATTTATCGCAAGGCGACGACTTCTGCGCGTTTACTTTTTTATTTCCGCTGTCAAACGGTTCTTTTGGTATTAAAACACGAAACTACATAACTTCTATGACTTTGATGAAACTGCCCGCAGCTATGAGGATTAAATACGATCAATTCATGGCCGAAGGCAGTTTAATTGTTTTAGAGGGCGCTGTGCTAGACATGATGGATGTTTATGAAGACCTTGACAACCATATTTCGGAGTGCGGCTATGATGTTCGCTGTTTTGGCTTTGATCCGTATAACGCCAAAGAATTTGTTGCCAGATGGGAACAGGAGAACGGTCCGTTTGGCATTGAGAAAGTTATTCAGGGCGCCAAAACAGAATCGGTTCCTCTTGGAGAATTAAAAAAGCTTTCTGAGGAAAGAATGCTTCTCTTCGACGAGGAACTCATGACTTTTGCTATGGGTAACTGTATTACCCTTGAAGATACCAACGGGAATCGAAAATTACTTAAGAAACGGTATGAACAGAAAATTGACGCGGTAGCCGCCATGATGGATGCATACATTGCATACAAGCTTAACCGCGATGCCTTTGAATAAGAGGAGGTGATAATTCAAAATGGAGATGTCTATTGGCTCCAGGCTAAAACATGCATGGAACGCATTTACTGGAAACATTCGGACCGAATACCAAAGCCTTGGATATGGCTATTCCTATCGCCCGGATCGTATACGTTTCACTCGAGGAAACGAAAGATCCATTGTTACATCGGTATATAACCGAATTGCTCTTGACGTTGCGGCACTAAATATTCAGCATGTTCGTCTGGACAAAAATGGCCGTTTTCTTTCCGTCGTTAATGGTGGATTGAATAATTGCCTCACGGTAGAAGCCAACATTGACCAAACCGCACGGGCCTTTATTCAAGATATTGTCATGTCAATGCTTGATGAAGGAAGTGTGGCAATCGTTCCCGTCGATACAACTGAAGATCCTCTGATAACCGGCTCGTATGACATTCAAACTATGCGGGTCGGTAAAATTTTGGACTGGTACCCACAGCATATTCGAGTTTATCTATACAATGAACGAACGGGCATGAAAGAAGAAATTACAGTGCCCAAAAATATGGCGGCAATTATTGAAAATCCGTTATATGCCGTCATTAACGAGCCGAACTCAACCATGCAGCGGCTCATTCACAAACTCAACTTATTGGATGTCATTGATGAACAAAGCGGTTCCGGAAAACTCGATTTGATTATCCAACTGCCTTATGTCATCAAGACAGAAGCAAGGCGTCAACAGGCCGAAAGCAGGCGTAAAGATATAGAGAATCAGTTGTCAGGTTCTAAATATGGTATTGCTTATACCGATGGTACCGAGCATATCACACAGCTGAATCGATCCGTCAATAACAACCTTATGTCCCAGATTGAATATTTAACGAGTATGCTATACAGCCAGTTAGGTATCACTCAGAGCATATTGGATGGTACAGCGGACGAAAAGACAATGCTGAATTATAACAACCGGACGATTGAGCCTATTATTTCAGCCATTGTTGACGAAATGAAACGAAAGTTTCTGACTAAAACTGCCCGATCACAATCTCAGTCGATTTCATTCTTTAGAGACCCGTTCAAACTTGTGCCTGTAAACGATATCGCTGAAATTGCGGACAAGTTTACTCGAAACGAAATTATGACATCGAATGAATTTCGACAGGTTGTCGGCATGAAACCTTCGGATGACCCAAGGGCAGATGAACTTAGGAACAAAAATTTGAGTGCACCAAGCGAATCTGCTTCAGAACCGCCTGTCGAGGAAAAACTGGTGGAAACTTAGTAGGTTCATTCGATAAGGGGCTCTAAATAATTTCGAAATAAGGAGGATAATTCAAAATGGAAAAAACATTCCAGGCTGAAGCTTGTGATTTCAGCGGTTGGGCAACCCGGAATGATCTTAAATGCTCTGACGGAAGAGTTATTCGTAAAGATGCGTTTAAGCATAATGACGGGATTAAAGTTCCGCTTGTATGGAATCACCAGCATAATGACCCTCGCAACGTTCTAGGCCATGCATGGCTCGAAAACCGTGACGAAGGCGTTTACACCTATGGGTTCTTTAACGACTCCGAGTCTGGAGAAGTTGCTAAAACCCTGGTGAAGCACGGTGATATTTGTGCATTGTCCATTTATGCCAATCAGCTTCAGCAGAGAGGTTCGGATGTAATTCATGGAGAGATTCGTGAAGTCAGCCTTGTCCATGCTGGAGCTAATCCAGGCGCATTCATCGATTCTATGCTAAAACATGGCGAGGTTTCCGGAGACGAAGGTGTCATTTATACCGGTCTTCCGCTTTCCTTGTCGTTGTCTCATGCTAGCGACGATAAACAGGCGGACGAAAACGGTGAAGGCGCTAAAGAAGAACTCGAGAAAGACAAGCCTTCCGACAACGAAAAGACACTCGACAATGTGCTGGAAAGTATGACTGAAGAACAGAAAACTGTTATGTATGCACTTATCGGCATGGCTCTTGACGGCGAATTGGAAGTTGGCGATGAAAACGATAGTGATACCAACAAAACAAAAAATAAATCCAATAAGGAGGATAAATCAATGAAACATAATGTGTTCGACACCGACAAGCAGGACAATAAGAATGTTTTGTCTCATGCGGCGCAGAGCGAAATTCTGAGCCTGGCAAAGTCCAGCGGAGTAGGCTCTTTGAAAACCGCAATGAAGATTTATATGGAGGAAAATAATCTCCAGCACGCCGATATCAGCGGTTTTACTCAGACAGGAAACGGTAATGTTACCAATCTGTTTCCCGAGTATGTTGAAGCTCATCCTGGTCGTACTCCTGAACTTATCACTAATGATATGGGCTGGGTTGACGCTATTATGTCTAAGACACAGAAGATTCCTCATGGTCGCGTTCGTACTTCCCATGTAGATATCCGCAACATTGATGCGCTGTCTGCTAAGGGTTACAAGAAGGGTAACGAAAAGAAGATTACCGGTAACTATGCTTTGGTGAGACGTACTACAGATCCTCAGACTGTGTATGTAACTTCCGAACTGCACCGTGATGATGTGACGGATATCGAAGATTTCGATTATGTTCAGTTCCAGTATGGCATCGATCAGATTTCTTTGAAAGAAACTCTGGCTGTTGCCACTATGCTGGGCGATGATCGTCCGGACAGCGATCCGGAGAAAATCTTTCCCGAACATATTCGTCCGATCTGGCTCGATGATGAGCTGTACACGATCCATAAAGACATCGACTTTGCGGCTATGGCTAAGGAGCTTCAGGGCAGCAGCACCGAGAATTATTTCGGCGAGAGCTTTATCTATGCGGAAGCCATGGTCACCGCTCTGCGCAAAGCTCGCAAGGACTTCCGTGGAACTGGCAAACCCGATCTCTTTATCACAACCGATATGCACAACACTATGATCCTCGCAAGGGACCGCAATGGTCGTCGCATTTACGAGACTGATACCGAACTTGCCGCGGCCCTGGGCGTTGCCAACATTTATGAGGTCACTCAGTTCGAGAACAAGATCCGCACGGATAACGACAAGGTTAAGCATAAGCTTCATGCTATCTGCGTGAACATGGCTGACTACGGCTACGGCGCTTCTAAAGGCGGCGACGTAACTCATTTCACCGATTTCGATATCAAATTCAACCAGCTTCAGTCTTTGCTGGAGACTCGCAAGTCTGGTCAGCTTACCAGAATCAAGTCGGCCATTGTTATCGAAGAAAAGGTAACTGAAACTTTTTAATGTCTCTCACAGTAGAGCCCGAATCTGATGAGAGTATGTTGCTTGGAAAGGCCGCTGCCGAACTACAGAGTAATATAGTTATTGAGGAAGATGAAATCGTCGGTACTCTTAATTATGTTACTGGTTATACGGGATTCAGCAACGTGACTGCCGACCAAGAGGGCAATTATCTGGCGTTAAAAGTATCTACTGTTCCTGAAAACGGCGTGACCACGACTGTTGAACTGGTTGGAGGAACCAAAGGACCGGTAACTCTGGATGATGATAGAAATATTGTCCTTCGTATTACAAACAAAGATACGCAGAGTATCAAAGTTGTTGCTACAAAGGACAAGCAATCTATCACTAAGACTTACGGCCTTACCGGCTTAACTTTAGCTTCTTCCGAAAGTTAAATATATCGAGGAGGAAAATTCAAAATGGCGAAATTTTATGGAGCAATCGGCTATGCTGTGACAAAGGAAACAACTCCGGGCGTTTGGGGAGAACAGATTACCGAGCGTATGTATTTCGGTGATTTGATTCGTAATACCCGTAAACTCCAATCAGCAGATCAACTCAATGACGACATCAATGTCGCCAATGAGATTAGTATCCTGGCCGATCCATTTGCCAGTGAGAATTTTTACTCGATGAAATATGTTGAGTTTATGGGCGCTAAATGGAAGATTTCTAATGTTGAAGTTCAATATCCGCGTCTGATTTTAACAATAGGGGGTGTTTACAACGAACAAAAGACGACTTCTGCTCCATAACGTGTTGTGTGAAATTCTTTCTTGCCCAATACAAGGAGCTGATTGCCGATGTTATTTTCAGCCCCCTGCATCAATTAATATGAAATACCCCGCCATTGTATACGGTCTCGATGATATTGAGAACACGTTTGCCGATGGCGGGGTATATTTGTCTAAAAAACAATATGCAGTGACGGTTATTGATAAAAATCCGGACAATGAACTCGTCGATAAGGTCGCTGCTCTACCAACCTGCCGTTTTGGGCGGCATTACAAAAGTGATAACTTAAATCACTATGTCTTTTCACTTTACTTTTAATAAGGGGGAACAAAAACATATGAGTAAACTTGTT